AGCGGCATGCCGCTCTGCCGATTCAGCGCGTCGTAGCCCTTGATCGAGGAGTAGCCATCCTTCGGATCGCTCTGCAGTCGCAGCGCAGCCTCGGTGGCTTGGTTGAGTGCATCGTCGACGCGCAGGGCATTGGCCTGCTCGATTGCCTCGTAGCGCGCGCGCTCGAGCACCTCGCCGGCCTGGCCGAGCGCGGCGCCCGCGGCCTGGCTCTGGCGCGCGCCGATGGAGAGCAGTCCGGCGGACTGGCTATTCTGCAGGGTGATATTCGGCGCGCCGGCGGGGGCGACGCTGCGCTGCGTGACGCGGGGAACGGTTGCCACTGATCAATCCCCCATTCCGCGGTTGCTTCGGAAGGCCCAAGCCGAGAACCCGTCTGCGCCCGCGCCGGCGGCGACGCGGTTGCCGGAGTACCAGGTGCGCGCGGCCTGCGTCGCGCTGGTGAGCAGCGACGTGCCGGCCGACAGCCACGGGCGGATCTGGCTGGCGCCGGTGGCCGCGGCTACCGAACGATCGGCGTACTGCCGCGCCTGCATCCGGTATCCCCAGGCCTCCCGCGCCGCGTTCTGCTGCAGTTGCGCCGCGTCGACGGCCGACAGGTAATCGGTGTCCGTGATGACCTGCAGCGCGGACCCATAGCCGAGGTCTACGCCATTGGCGGCCAGCGCCGCGCGCTGCGACCCCTTGACCTGCGCGCCCCGGCGCAGTGCCTCGCTCGCGGCCATGTCGCCGCGCTCGATGGCGTCCTCGGCCTGCCAGGCCGACAGCTGCGAGTTGTTGGCCTGCACCTGCGCTTCGGCGCGCAGCGACGCCTGCTCGGCCTTCGCCTGGCTGTAGGCGCCCATCGCCTGCACGCCAGCGCCCATGCCCTGGAAGATCTGCCCGACTTCAATGCCCATCGTTTTTCACCATCGTGTAGCCCGCCAATCGGTAGCCCATGCGCTCGTAGGCGCGCACGGTCTGCTCGGCGTGGATCTCGGTGCTGACGCCCAGCACGGGCCCGGAAACACCCTGCTCAGCGCCCCACTGCTCGAGCGCCATCACTAGAGCCCGGAAGGCTCGGCCGCCGAGCAGCGATGCGCGCACCTCGGGGCGCACGTACAGCGTGAGGTCGGTGAGGTAGCGTTCCTCCGAGAACCACCGCGAGGCGATCGTTCCGACCGTCATGCCTACGATGTACCCCTCGGACTCGGCGACGAAGGCGCAGCCCGCGGGCACCAGCAGCGTGCCGTGCAACTGGTGGAAGACCTCAGTCAGCTTGCGGGGGCTGAACGCCATGCCGCTGTAGCGCGGGCTCTCGGCGTGCAGAGCGCGGCCCATCTCGATCATCACGGCGAGATCCGCCTCGGTGGCTTCGCGCACGCGCATGTCAGCCGCCCACCGCGACCTCGAGGGTCATGCCAAGGACCATCAGGCTCACCGGATTGGCCTGCTGCACGCACATCGAGCCACTGCGGTTCCAGTCCGGGTCCGCGACGATCTCGACCTCGTCCGTGACCAGTTCTGGCGGGCTCCCGTAGGGCTCGGTGTTGCGGGTCTTGAAGGGGCGCAGATTGTTGAAGCTGGGCCCCGTCTCGAAGCCGTTGGACTCGAGCACGCGCACGTGCACCTTGTTCACGTTCTTCTGCGTCCCCTGCCCCAGCGCCTCGGTCTGCAGAGAGATCGGAAGGGTCTGGATTCGGGTCGTGTACGGCAGTCCGACATGCACTTTCGAGGCAGGGCTCGACAGCGTGATCTTTCCGCCCACCACGACCTGCGGCGGCTCGACACCGCCGTCGGCCAGGATGGCCACGGTCTCGCCCTCGAGGTGGTGCAGGTTTCCGATCACGTCGGCCGGCGCGCCGCTGTAGCTGGCGCCGCAGTCGACGAAGAACTGGTCGGCGGGCGTGTCGAAGCGCCGCGTGTGCAGCCGTTCGACGTAGCGCAGCGGCTGGCCGTTGATCTCGCGCCGCACGATCACGTAGAGCACGTCCTCGTCGCCCTCGGCCACCGTGCAGCAGGATTCGAACTGCCCCGCCGTGCGATGGCGGTGCCAGGCGCGCACCTCGTGCTCGGTCACGTAGGTCATACCCAGCATCGCACCGTCGCTGCGCACCGACCACAGGAGCTGTTGCGGCGCGCGCGAGAACGCCATCTGCCGCACGGCCAGGTAGTCGAACAGGTGCGGCGCCAGGATCGAAACGTCCGAGGTCTGGTAGCCCTGCTGCTGCCAACTGAACTCGAGCTCTCGGATGTGGCCGCCGCGGTCCTGCGCGAACAGGATGGTGCGATTGGTCACCACCGGCTGCACGTTCGACGCGCCGCTGTAGCCCTGCTGCTTCACGCTCACGCTGCTCGGCGTCAGCGCGCCGCCGTCCGCGCTCATGAGCTTCCACTCCCCGCCCGAGGTCAGCAGCATCAGCTCGTTCATGGGCACCAGGTGGCGAATGGTGTTGGCCTCTCGGCTGACCACGCGCAGCGTGATGCTGTCGTCGTCGCGCGTGGGCTGGCTGTACCCCAGGTTCAGCTCGGTCCCGGAGCGCGTCATCCAGACGGTTTGCGGCGCGTTCAGCGTGCCGGCGAAGACGCGGCGCTGCTCGTGGTAGCTGACCGCCTGAGGAAAGTTGCCGTCCCCCAGGAAGGGGTTGATCTGCAGCGGTGGGGTGGTCGACGTGTCCGGCAGGATGTTTGCGTCCATGAAGACGCAGTCCGGGCCTGCGCGGCCGACATAGGCGAGGATGCCATTGGTGAGGCGGTAGACGTTGTACGCCCGCACACCCGGCACTGCCGGCCAGCGCACTGTGTTGTAGTTGCCAGCGACGGTGAGGTCGTTCAGCGCGAAAGCCGACGACGAAGCGATCGATTCCTCTTTGCCGAGCTCGTCGCTCGAGGTGACCGCGTAGGCGTATTCGATGAGGCCGGCGCCCGTAGGAATCACCGACACGCCGGTGGAGAAAGGCGCGACGGCGGTGGCGCTGATGATCGGCGTCGGCCCGATGCCGCCATAGTTCGGCACCGATGGATCGGGCAATCGGTCACCGTCGTCGATGAACTGGCTGCTCGAGGGAGACACGCCGAAGAATTGAGGCTGGCCGCCCACGTACTTGTAGACCAGGTACAGCTGCGCGCCCGGGATGCTTCCCCACGCCACCACGTTGTAGCGGCCGGGGATTGAGAGGTCGTTCATGCAGCTCACCGGCAGCGACATGGTGCCGTAGCGGTAGTCGCTCAGGATTGCCACCACCGAGTACTTGTGCTCGATGGCGTTGGGGATGGCCACGTTGCTCTGCGGCGGCGAGAGCGACGAGGTGAACTGGATCGTCTGCAACTCCCAGTTCGTGGCGCCCTTGCGCCGGAGCTCGCGCGGCGCGTAGCGCGGCGACACGAGCGTCATGACGTCCGCCGACTGCACGTAGTGGAGCGTGTCGAGGTCGTTCTCGTCGTAGGGTGACGCGATCTCGTACAGCCGCGCCAGCGTACCGCCACCCGTGTAGGGGCCCATCCCGACGCTGCTGATCGGCACGCCGTTCAGATCGTTGAGCGTCAGCGAGTCGCTGGTCGGCGTTGAGGCCACCATGAACCAGCGGGTGGTCAGGTCTGGCATGCCGCCGATGCCGACGCTGTAGACCCAGTTTCCCGCCGACAGACCATGCGCACCGGTCATCCCGAAAACCGCTGGGCTGGCGATGGAGATGGTGTTGATGGCCAGGGCCGGCTCGAGCAGCGTGCCGCCCTGCGTGTGGAAGCGGATGTAGCCATGGCCGAACTCGAGCGCAAAGGTCTGCTGGGTGTTGAACGCGAAGGGCAACAGGCGCGACTTGCGCGCCGAGTCGCGCGTGCGGTTGATGTAGCCGAAACCTGGCCGGTTCTGGATCGGGCCCTGAGGCGTGACGATCGCGTTCTCGCACAGCGCCAGACCGGTCTGGTACTTCTCGAGGTCGACGCGCGAGAACAGTTCTGGCGAGATCTCGCCGCCGGCGAACGAGCGGCTCAGGGTCTTGATCGCCATCAGCGGTCCCTCCACGGCCACGCACTAGGCGCGCCCCGCGCGCGCACAGCCGACGGCACAAACTCGCGCAACTGGTTCTTCCTGCTCCCGGTGTTGGAGTCATCCGCCTTCGCAGTGGCAAGCTCGACCAGGTAGATCTGCATCTGGCCCTGCGACACCCTCATGCCCTCGCCGCCCTTGATGATCGGCCCGGCCAGCATCGAGGCCAGCAGGCGCGCCAGCGCAGCAACGAACATAGGCGTGAAGCGCGTGGTGTCGGTGAGCGTGCGCGTGTAGCGCAGCGTCGCCTCGGAGCGGTTCGTGTAGAGCACTTTGGTGCCCGCGGCATTGGTCTCCACGATGTAGTCGTCCGAGACTGAGTCGTCACAGACCTCGTTAGCCAGCACGGACCGGGGCTTCAGGCAGTCGGCCGGCAGCTGGTAAGCGTAGGCCCAAGACGGCCGGTCGCTGCTGACGGCCGCCAGTACTGCGCGGCGCATCGCGAATGTCCACGGATGCACCTCCAGCATTTGGTCGCGCGCGATCGGGTAGAACCGGCCGCACTGCTGTTCTTCTGCGCCGTCATAGGGCGGCACGATCGTGGTGACCTGTGCGAGCGAGCCGATGTGCGCGAGCGCCAGGTTCGAGATATCGACGTCGGATGCCATGACGTGTCAGGTGAAGTTGAGGTTGACGGACACGTCGCCCGCGCCCACTGCCGCGAGCACCCCGTCGAGGATGCTGGTGGTGATCGCGATGGCCAGGCCGTTGGGAAAGGCCACACCACGCGAGCGCGAGATGTCGATGGGGAAATTGCCCGGCACGACGAACACCATGGCCGGCAGATCGGCAGCGACTGGAATGGTGCTCTGGTTGTAGAGCTTCACCACCCGCGTAGCGCCCAGGGCGGTCATGTTGCTGATCTGGATACCGTAGAGGATCGCGGCGCTGTTCTTGATCACCGCTGCGTTGTTGTTCGCGGCCGAGAGCGCTCGGAATGTCGAGGCGCCGCCGGCCACCATCATGCGGTCGAGCGACACGACAACTGCGGCTTTTGTGCCGTCTCCCAGGTCCATGTAACGGGTCTTCACGCCGAAGTCATTGGGGTCGGCGACGATGATGTCGGGCATGCTGGTTCTCCTGTGAAAAAGGCCGCTCGTCGGCGGCCTTCTGCGTTGCTCGGCGCAGGCGGCCGATCAGCGACGACGCTTGGATGCCTTCTCCTTGGCTTCCCAGTCGGGGTCGTGTTCGGCGTCCTCGAACCAGCTGGTCGGGTCCTCGGGGTAGGTCGGCAGGTTGCGATCGTTGGGGAAAACTTCGCCCTTTTCCTTGATGCCGCCGTATTCGCCCTTCGCGCGCGCGCGCACGACTTCGGCGTATTCCGTGTCGTCCTCGGACGAGCCCGGCTGGATGCCCTTGGCGATCAGCGAGGACTGCAGCGGCTGCGACACGGCGCGCGGATTACTCGGCGCCGGCGGAGCGGCGGCCAGGCCGTAGTCGTAGGCCATGTCGGGGCGCGACTCGCCCGGGTTTCCGATGACCGGGCTATTCGCCGGGTCCCCGCCGGCCGGCGTGGCCGAGGCCTTGCCGTTCTCGTTGGCCGTGCCGCTGGCCTCGGTCTCGTACTGGGTGCCAGCACCCTCAGGGGTGGCAGACGTGGGCTTGGGTTGACGCGACATGATGATGATCTCCGAATTGGGTTGCGGAATGCCGGCCCGGTTGCGGCGGGCCGGCGTGGCCGTCAGGTGCCGACCTTGAAGCCCGAAGCCAGGTACTGCTGGATGTCGGTGTCGAGCACGACGAACGCGCTGGCCGTGCCGGCCGTCATGGCAGCGGTGCCCACGCGCCACGCCACACGGGTGTACCGACGCAGATTGCCGGGGAAACGCACCTGCGCGATCGTCTTGTTGGCGCCGAGTGCAGCCAGCGCAAGCGCAGGCGTCACCACCAACACATCGGTGAAGGACGAGTTGTCTGCCGAGTCCTGCAGCACGGCCTGCAGCGTGCCGGCACCGCCCGAGGTGAAGGCCGCGTTGGTCTTCACCACGAGCCACAGGTCGCCGGCGCCCGGTCCCGAGTTGCCCGGGCCATGGTCGTAGCTGTTGGTGCTGGCGGTGTCGCCGGTGGACGTGATCGCCTGGGCGTTCGCGTAGATGGCTTGGTTGTCGAGAATCATGGTGATCTCCTGGGTTTGTTTGCTGGGATCGCCTGCCTCAGACGATGCGAGCCTCGGTGTTGAGGATGCGGTCGACCGTGCGGATCGGCGTTCCGAAGAACTGGGTGTCCTTCTGCACGTAGCCGGGAGCGACGGCGCCGAACTGGTTGGTTGCGGGCACGATGGCCACAGCCGAGTTCGACTTGTCGAGAGCGGCCTTCGACAGCGCGCCCTTGACCGTGCGGTTGGCGTAGAACGCCGCGCGGCCCATGCCCATATTCGGGATCAGGGTCTGCGCCTGGATCATCAGTTTCATGAGCGCGGTCGCGGCGGTGGGCGCCTGCGTGCCGGTCTGGGCCAGCAGATCGCTCACGTTGATGTTGGCGATGCGCACCACGTAGCGCCAGTCGCGCACAGTAACGCCCGCCTTCCACTTCCACAGGTCACCCAGCGCGCGGTAGCGGTTGTTCAGTTCATCGAAAGCGTCGTACTCGCCGAGATCCTGGTGGTCAAGGCCAGCCGGACTACCCTTCGGGTAGATGCCGGTGACGGTGTTCTCGCTCCAGATGACGAGCCACACGGAGGTGTTGTTCGAACCCGAACCACCAGCATCGATGATGTTGCCGCCGTTGCCGGCCGACAGCGAGCTGTAGCGCGGAGCGAAGCCGGTGAAGCGCTCAGCGTTGACGGACGCATCGCCGTACAACACGGTCTCGGCCATGTTCTGGTTCATCGCCTCCAGGAACGGGCCGGATTCGGCAAGGCGCCAGGCCGCGCTGTTGCCGTTGAGCTTGTAGGCATCCACGTCGACTTCCGAGCGGGCCTCGAGCATGCCGATCGAGTCCGTCACGTTCGCGCGGGTCGCCTTGCTGGGCGGAACACCCTGGTACAGCTTGCGCCAGATGGGCACCGGCAGGCCGGTCAGGATGGTCGACTTGTGGCCCGTCGGAAGATTGCCCTCCATCCAGGTCATGTCGTTCAGCATCTCGTTGGTCTGCGAGAGCAGGTTGATGGTGCGCGCGACCTTGCCGTCAGGGTCGAGGCCCTGGGCGATGTCGAACAGCGTCACGGCACCGGCCTTCGTCGGCAACGTCGCACCGATCAGCATGGCGCCCATCGCACTGTCAGCATGGCCGAGATGCCAAAGCACGAGGCCGACGGCCATCGCGGTCAGCGCGTAAAAGTGATGAGAGCGGAGGAACGATTTCATGGTTTTTCCTTGGAATTCGGCCCGGTGTCAGGCCTTGGGTGCGTAGAACACGTCGGCATCCGACTTCGTGCCGGCGGTCGACCGGCCCGGCGGAACGCCGTCTTGGCTGATGGCCTTGCCCGCGCGGTACAGCAGCCGAATCAATTCCGGGTTGGAACCCAGACGCGACTCGAGCAGGAAACTGTTCAGCTCGGGTGTGCCGAAGGTCTTCAAAGCCTTGGCCGCAACGCCAATCACCTGCTGGTGGTTCTCGCCGCCCAGCTCGGGATCGGCCTTCACGGCGGTCTCCCAGGCCTTGGCGTTGGTGTCCACGCGCTGCTGCAGATCGGTCACGAACTTGCCCGCGAGCCGCTGCGACTCGCGCGCGCCGAGCTGCGCGAGCTTCTGGGCCTTGTCTTGCGGCAGGTCCAGTTCCTTCGCGAGCGGCTCGAACGACTCGAGGAACTCGCCATCGAGCTGCGCGTCGCCCTCGAGCTTGAAGGGTTCGTACTTTTCGGGGGCATGCTGCTCGGCAGTCTTCGGATCGGCCTTGCCCTGGGTAGGGTCCGCTGGCTTGTCGCTCGCGGGTGCGGGCGCAGCGGCCGGGGACGCAGCGGCGGCCGTTCCGTCGTCGGTACTGGCAGCTGCATCGGTGAGCAGCGTGGAGGGTTGCGCGGTCGATGCGGCAGATGCGGCCGCCGGCGCCGAAGCAACTGCACCATCGACCGGGGCCGGGGCTGCTGCAGAAGCTGACGCGTCACTTGCTGTCGGTTGCGGGTCCATTGGCTTTGACTTCCTTGAACATCTCGGACATGCGACCAGGGCAGTGTTCGGAGATGCGTCCCATCAGCTTCAGTCCAACGCTGCGCACACCCTCGAGGAACGAGGTTGCATGGGTGTCGCCTGGCGTGTAGCTCTGCCGATAGATGCCGCATTCGCCGAGCAGGCCGTGGATCACACGGCGCCCGCGTTTGTCGCTCATCAGCCAGTTGAGGTCGTCGGCGGTCTGTTCACGCAACAGTTGGGCCCGGCGGGCTTTCTCATCGCGCTCAGCGGTGTCGTGTCCTGCTGCTGGCATGGACGCGAATCTAGGAACGAGGGGTTGACCTATGTACCCCTGAAGGGGAGCCGTTCCGCACTTGCCGCGACTTCATTTCAGGCCTCCGCGGATGCAACACGCTCGCGCACCGAGAGCCTTCGGGAGCACGCGAGCAGCCAGTGCAGCTTGTCTTCCGGGTGGCGAGCCCGGGCGAAAGGAGGAGAGGCCCCCGTGTTACCCGTAGAACGCCTCGGCGTCCGACTTGGTCGGGCCGGGAGCGAGATCCATGTCGGTGATCTGCAGATCGAGCGACTGGTCCTTGTCGCCGTCCTGCTGCTGGCGCTGGCTGGTGCCGGTGACGACCACGCGCGCCGTGAGCGTGAACTCGGTGCCAACCTCGGGCGGCACCTTGATGCCGAGCCGGCCGAGCAGCTCGGTGTCAAGGCACAACGTCGTGCCCCAGCTGTACGCCGGCGCGTCGCTCGCGGTGGCCGGGCCGTCCGCGTATTCCTTGGCCTTCTCGGCCGACATCTTCGTGCTGATCATGTTGCGCTCCCGGGTTGGACGCTGTTTTGGTTCGCAGCCAGCCAGGTGTCGAGCTGGTCGCGCTCCTTGAGCAGCGCGGTGATCTGGGCCTGGCTCGCCGCGAGTGCGCGCTGCGCGGCGAGCTGCGAGTCATTCGCGGCGATGAGCTCGGCTTCCAGGGCGCGACGGCGCGCGGCCGCAGCGTCGTAGACGGCGTTCATGGTGGTCCTCTCACTGGGTGGTGAAGCCGCGGACCAGTTGGCCCAGGGCGTTCTCGGGCGCGACCGGCGCGGCGGCAAGGTTGCGCGCGGTCTCGCTGGACTGCTTTGCCTGTTCGGCCGCGGCGGCCTGCTGCTGCGCCTCGGCGCGCGCCTGGCGCATCTGCTGAATCGCCGGCGCGTCGCGCAGGATCTCGGGGTCGACGCCCTCGTAGTCGCCGGCCTTCTGGATCGCCTTGTCGGTGTCGATGTTGTCCCAGACGCTGGGGTCCTGCTTGGCGGCCGCGATCGAGGCGGTGGCACCGATGAGCCGGTCGACGCCCGACATGGCCGCGCGGCGTTGGGCCTGCGCGAGCACGCTGGTGTAGCGAAACTCCAGCGGCTGCTCGGCGAGCTCCTCGGGGATGTCGGGCAGCAGACCTGCCTCCTCCAGCGAGTCGAAGGCGATGTTGATCAACGGCGCGAGCAGCTCGGTCTGCTGGCGCTCGACCACCGGGCCCAGCATCAGCATCTTCTCCTCGTGCCGCTCCTGCACCTCGCGCTCGTTACGCGGCTGGATGCCTGGCATGCGGTCCATCATCAGGAACACGTCCGCGTAGAAGGCGTTGTTGATCAGCTCGCGCACGTCCTGGATGTCAAGCAGCAGGTGCTGCAGGTTGATCGAGGCGTTGAAAGCGTTCTCGACCTTCCCGGCCCCGACCCCGCCAACGTCGTAGTAGGTGATGCCGCCAGGGAGGAAATCGGCGTCGGCCCCCTTGAGATTCGACGGCACGAGGATCGGCGGGTCGGTCTGGTAGTCGATGCCTTGCAACTTCCGCATGTGCTGGTGCTGCAGCTGCTTGATGCCGCCGAGCGCCCGCATTCCCGGGCACGTGGTGCCATAGATGTCGTTGCCGGTGACCGCCCAGCGCGGCGCGACAACCGGGAACCGCTTGAATCCGCCCTCGTGCAGCACCTGGTCGCTCGACGCACCTTCTTCGATGATGGCGTTGCGCCAGGCCATGTTGATCTTGTCGAGCTTCGACGGGTCTCGCTCGCGCCGCGGCTCGATCAGCTGCTGAACTCGCACCCAGGGATCGACCTCGTGCTTGTCCCACAGGTTCTTGATCGCCGGCGAGACGCGCGACCAATCCCAGGAACCTGACTTCTCTTTCAGCGGCGCGCCCTTGGCGACATAGCCGCCGACGATCTGCCCCACCGTCATTTGCAGTTCGCGGCCCAGGCTATCCACCTCGTTCTTCGCGTTCGTGCCGAGCGTGTACTCGCCGATGGTCAGCGTGGTGTGGTGGACGATGGACTGGTAGTCCGGCAGCACAATGGCAGCAGCCGTACCGAAGGCGCCGAGCTCCTCGTACATGCTGTGCAGCGACCGATAGGTGTTCGACTGGGCGAAAACCCGCAGGATCAGGCGCGTGACCTGGCCGCACCAGAGGCTGACGGCCGCGCTCTCCATGAGGTCGGGATCGGCCGTCTCGATCGTCATCCACGGGCGCGAGGGGCTGGTCATGCCGTACTGCATTCCCGCCCCCAAGATCGTGAGCGCAGCCGTCGCGGTGTCATCGAGGATGTCGTTCCGGCGGTCACCCTTGTTCTCCTCGGTCGCGAAGAAGCGGCCGGCGCGCGGGAGGACCACTTGTTGCACCTCCTGCCAGTGGCTCATCCATGAGGATCGCTCGGTCTTCAGCGCCTTCAGCCTGCGCTGCACGCGATCGCGCGTGGTCAGGTTCTCCATCATTGGCCAAGCAGCGTGGATGTGCCGAGGTTGAGTCCGCCGGTGATGCCTTGGCTTCCGGTCAGCAGCGTGCTCGAGTTCCCCGCGAGCGCGCCAGCCGCGCTGGCCGCCAGGGCGTTCTTGTCGAGCATCGCGTTGCGGTCGATCGTCTTCTCGGCCTGCACGCCTGGCGCCTTGTCGCCCTGGTTGAGGGGCGTCGGGCTGTCCGCCTTCTGAGGCTTCGGCGCGGTGGCCGCGCTGACGATAGCGCCCGCAGCAGCGGTGTAGATCCCGGTGGCCACGGCGCTGGCCGTGGTGGCGGACATGCCGAGAGCGGCCAGACCTGTTTCGATGCCCATGGGTCGGTTCCTTGCCGACCCGCTGGGTCAGCGACGTTTGAAATTCAGCGGATCGTAGGAACGGCTGGTGGGCCTATGTACCCCGCGAGGAGATACTGGGTAGGCGAAGGAAAGCGCCAGGGAATCCCCGCGGCCGGGAGATGGAAGGCCGCGCGCCTTCATGTCCTTCTTCGATTCGAGCTGGATCTTTCCATCGGGCCGGAACACCAGCTCGGGACCGATCAGGTCCTGGTAAAGCACGTCATCGGCTTCATCGATCGCCCCGCCGGACTTGAGCCAGAGCCGCATGCCGTTCCACATCTCGGCGCGCTTGTTCGCGCAACCGGGGTCGGCCGACTCGCCCGCGAAGTAGACCAGTTGCCAGTTGCGGCCCATGGTCTTGCCGCCGCTGTAGATGCCGGTGCCGTAGCCAGCGTCGATGAACACAGCATCGGCCCCGATCTCGTCCTCCCAGCGCGCCAGCTTGGCCGCTATTACCATGTCGTTGTCGTTCTTGGGAATTGTCTCCAGCACCTTGAAGTACAGCCCCTGGCGCATGGAGATGACGATCTCGTCGTCGCCCTCCCAGGCCGGATCGCAGGTCAGGATCTTGGGGGCAAAGGTGTACTGCTCGGGCTGCAGATGGCGTCCGCGCGCCGCGTCGACATCGTCAGTCGCGATGAACTGCTTGGCCGACATTGAGGGGAACATGCCGCGGATACGAACCTTCACGATGTCGCTGTTTTCCCCATAGGCGTCGACCATGGCCTGCAACGTCTCTTTGTTCGTGCCCTCCACGGTGCGGCTGTCGATCTGTCGCGTGACCCACAGATGGCGGAATTTGCGGAAACACTCCCGGAATCGCCCCGTGTTGCGGGTTGGGTTGCCGAACACGATCCAGATGATCTCGGTGTCCTCGTCGGTCAGCACGCCCTCGGCAACCTCCCAAACCTTGTCCGCGATCGCCGAACCCTCGTCCATCACCATGAGGATGCGGCTGCCCTGGTTGTGCAAGCCTGCGAAGGCCTCGGTGTTGTTCTCGCTCCAGGGCGTCGCATCCAGCCGCCAGGACTTTTGCGCCTCAGGATCGCCCGAGAACATCCCCATGGCGGTGACCTTGAACCAGTCGGCGTTGAAGGCCAGGCGGAACCACTTCCCGATCTCGGGCATGGTCTTGGTGCGCAGCTGGCTCTCAGTGTTGGCGGTGACCACCACCCGCGTGTCGGGGCAGGTGCTCATGGCCCACTGCGCGAGCATGCCTATCTCGGCCGACTTGCCGATGCCGTGGCCGGACGCCACCGCGATCAGCAGCGGCTTGAAGCGAGTGGCGGGGTTGCTCAGATGCGTGCCGATCACCTCTTGGATCTCGGCTTGCCAGGTCCGTGGGCCGGGGTGTTTCTCGAGCTGGCCGCCCTTTACCCCCCACGGGAACATGGCGCGCACGTAGCCCGCAGGGTCGTGCTGGTACTGCAGTACCTCTGCGATGTCCGCGTCGGTCAGAACGGCCTCCAAGGATCAGACAGCTTGGCAACCAAGTAGCCGGCAATGAAACACGCTGCGAACAGAACACCCCAAGCAAGCATCACGCGCCGCCCTTCTGCTGGCGCATGCGCTCGCGCAGCCCCTTGACGGTCGCCTCGACCTCCAGCCGATCCTTGAACATGCCCATGTGTCGCATCGCCAGCGTGAGCGCGCTGTTCTTGTCGTGAACCTTGGCCTTCTTCGTGTAGCCGATCAGCGTGCGCTCGTCGCCGCGGCCATCGAACTCCTCAAGAACATCCACGCCGGCCAGCACCGCCGCCGCGTCGTCGTCGAGCTCGTGCGGCGCCTTCATGCTGCCGTTCTCGCGGTACAGCTTCCGGATGTCGAAGAACGCGATCCGCGCCAGTTCCGTCAGCACGCGGTCGGCGGTGAGCTCGATTCGCTCGATTCGCCTTGCCTTGGCAGCCTCGATAGCGAAGCGCACACTAACATTTGCTAGCAGTCTCGCGCCCTGCTCGTTCGCCGTGCGTGCACTGTAGCCGGCGCGCGTTGCTGCCTGCGTCGCGTTCAGATCGATCAGGTACTCCGCAACGAAGCGTTCTTGCTTCGGCGTCAGCTTCTTTTCGATCATGCCTTCACCACCCGTGCAATGGGAACGCCGCGTGTGCGGCCGCGGCAGATGGAGCGGACGGTCATCTTCGACACCTCGAACTTCTCAGAGAGCCATGCGTGGGTGAACCCCTCGGAGTGGAGCTCGAGCAGCAAGCCGACCTCGTGGTCGGACAGCACAGCCTTGGGGTGCGACTCCCCGCACAGGTTTCCCGACTCAGCGTAGAAGCGCTGGCGCTTGATGCGGGCTTCGGCGCGAAGCTCTGGCGAGATGGTCTGGAAGGCGTTGGCCTTGTCTTTCAGGGTCATGGTGCCGTCCTTTTCAATTCCTTGAGCTTTGAGCGATACGTAGTCTTGATGGCGACGAGCTCGTCTCGCGTCCACTTGTGGACCTCGTGGTTCGCTTCGACGGCGGCCAGGCGCTCTTCGCCGATCCTGGTGAGCACGCCGGCGCGAAAGGCCGCGTAGGTCGTGCCGCCCGGCCGGTTGCAGTTCTTCCGCTGGGCGAAGCAGTTGTCCTCGTTGAAGCGAAGGTGTGGCGCGCTGCCGCGGCTGCGGAAGTGGCCGGCGTCCACGGAGCCGCCGGGCCTGTCGGGCTCGAAAGGCTTGCCGCAGCAGATGCAGGGCTGCCCCGCGTCACGGGCGCGGATGAAGGCGTTGAACTCCACTTGCGCCTCGGCGATCAGATCGGCAATGGTCTTCAACGCCTCGCGGCGCTGACGATCGCGCGCCTTCTCGACGCGCTTCTCTGCGCGTTCCTTCTTCGCCCGCGCGGCGGCCTTCTTCTGCGCCATCACTTCCAGGAAGGGAGCGATGCAGTCCTCGTGCAGCACGTGTCGCGCGAGCTCTGCGGGCATGCGCTCCTTGCAGTGCTTGCAGCGGTTGGACTTCGGATTGGCGGAGAGAATCACACCACCTCCAGATCGAACCCGCTGCGGCGCGGCCTGCCGTCGGCGTGGATGCGCTGGACCGCGATGGAGAACGTGCGTCCGCCGAGATCCCTGGCGCGAACGCTTGTCAGGCCGCGGTCCGTTGTGAGCCCGTTGCCCACGATGGTCAGGACCCGCGGCTTCATGCGCGGATCGTTGTCGTGTAGACGGTCGCCTGGCTTCATGCCCAACCCTCCACGATCATGTCCATGAGCCGGTTCGCGGTCGCCTCGTCCATCGTCGGCAGGATGTGCTGCAGAACGCCATCGATGGCCGCGCTGTAGAAGACGTCGAAGTCCTCCTGGCCCATGGCCTCGTAGCTCACCGACTTCGGGACCTGGACGATCTCGCCGGTCTTCGGGTCGGCCATCAGGTCGAAGTGCCCGGTAACCAGCTTCACGGCCACCAGCGCTTTCTCGACCGTGTTGTAGGTCTCGCTGTTCTCGGCGACGAGCTGCAGCAGCGCCATCAGCTTGCGGTGGTGCCGGCCGTTGCGCGGGCTGGAGAACTCGAAGCGGAGCCACTTCCCGGGCTTCATCGTCTCGATCCGGCGGCGGAACTTGGACCATGCGTCCTGGTCTGCGGGCGTGGCGCCGCGCAGGCCTTGAGGGGTGCGAACGAGGATGGCTTTCATGCGGGCACCTGGTTGTGGAAGTAGCGCATGGGCAGCGGCGTGAGCTCGGCCGCATCCACCAGGATCGGCGGCGAGCACCACTCCCAGGTCGGATCGACGTAGACCACGCGGGCCACCGGGCCAGAGTTCAACGAGATCACGTCGGCGCCTCGGTAGTCGTATCGATGGCCCTGGCGCGCATGGCGTCCGTCAGCAGCCGCGGCAGGTCCGCCAACTCCGGCCGCTTCGCCAGCTCCTGCGCTCGGTGCCAGCAATGCGCCTTCCAGGCCTCCGGGTTCTCCTCCATCAGCCAAAGCAAATGTCTCAGGTGGTCGGCAAGCGTCATGAGCGTCCTTCACAGGGTGTTTCCTTCATGGAGAAGTCGTTTTGCCGACAGGTAGGCAGAGTGCGCGAGCTCAGGCGTGGGAAACGTACCCAGGTACTTCTGCTTTCCCGCGACTTTGATCACGGCGCGGAACCCCGTCTTGTCGCGAGCGACGCCCAGCAGCCCCGATCGGTTGTCCGAACGGGCTCGCCGAATGTTCTGCAAATTCACATTCGCTGTGACATCTCGCAAGTTGCAGAGCCTGTTGTCAGCCTTGTTTCCGTTGATGTGGTCGATGCTCCGCGTCGGCCAAGCTCCATGCGCAAGCAGCCATGCCAAGCGATGTGCTCGATGGAACCGCCCATCGATGCAAATTCGGATGTACCCACCCGCCTCAATAGCACCGGCAATGCTTCCGGCGCGTGCGCGACTTCCGTTAGACACCCGCCAACGGATAACTCCATCGGCAGGGTCATAGACCAAGAGGGCCCGAGCGCGCTCAAGCGTCAGCATGCGCGGTTCGGTACACGTGTCACGCATTGGCGCCCCTGCCCTGAAGTTGGTGGTACGGGCTGCTGAAGTCGTGACGGAACTCGTTGCGCTTGAGCATGCGGACGTAGGCCTCGCTGACGTCCCAGCGCTTCGCGAGCACCTCGGTACGCTCCTCCGACGTGCGGATGTCGAGCACGCCGGCATCACTCAGCTTGCTCGACTTGCGCTTGCCGGCCGCCACGCGCGCCGCGCGCGCAATGGAGTTGTGGCGCTTGTTCGTGCGGGAGACCAGATGCGAGCGCGTCACCGGCACGATGTGCTCGTGGTTCAGGCAGTTCGCGTTTTCGCAGCTGACCGAAGCCACCCGGTCGGACTGCCATGCGCGGCCGTGGGCGTGCTCCCACACCACGCGGCGCAGCGACAACTGCTTCTGCGCGACTGTCGCGACCGGCCCGCGGTCGTTGATCGCGCCGGGCCAGAGCAGGCAATCCCCCTCCTCCACGCAGCGGGAGCGGATCTTGTCCATTAGGTAGGCGCCCTCGTTCACGTTGTTGCCTCCAGGATCTCGCGCACCTCGATGCCGGGTGGCACGGTACAGCGAGGGGTGATCGAGTAAACATAGGAGTGCTTCGCGCCGGTCCGCTCGATGTACCCGAGCCGGTACGACACGGTCAGGGCCGGCGCGCGCTGGTTGTGCGAAAGCTCAGGCAGTGCGGCGCAGATGTCGGCGTAGCGAACCGGAGCTTGAGCGCGGAGGATCGCGATCCAGACGGTACTGACGAGGGTCGAGGCCATCAGTGCACCCCCAGCACGCGATCGAGCCGCAGCAGCTCGCCCGCCTCGTCGCCGCCCGCCTCGCCCACCGCCGCCGCGATGGCCTGCTTGAGGCCGTCCAATCCGCCCGGCAGTGGCCGGAACCCGGTGGCGCGGCGGCGCGCGCGCTCCGCGTGCTTCTCGTTGATCGCCCGGGCCTGCGCCGCATACCGGCTTCGCAGCTTGTCGCTCATGCCGATGGCGTTTTCGAAGGTGTAAGCCTTGCGCGGCTCGCACGCAGCGCACAGAGTCACGAACTCGGGCAGGCTGGGGGGGAACTGCGGATGACGCTCTTCGCAGCGATCCAGGGCCAGGACGACGGTCGACTCGGCGAATCGGCGCAGCTTGAACGCCCACACCGTCCGCGCGCTGCCCACGCCCATGTCCCGGCCGCGCGCGTCGACCACGCCCGACGCGAACTTGTTCAGGAACAGATTCCCGTAGTACCCGTGCATCACCTTGAACACGTTGTTGACCACGGACTCGTCCGGCTGCTGCTGGGCCGAGGTGAACTGCTCGGCGTTGACTGCGATGGGCTTAAGCATCGATGACCTCCTGACGGTCCATGTCGAAGATGGCGGCGGCTGCGCCGGCGTGCTTGGGGGCGCCGAAGGACTGGCGGGAAGCAGCCGGCGCGCGCTCCTCGCGCACCCAGTTGCGCCAGGTCGCCAGCCAATCGAGCTTGCGGGCCGCGGCGCCTCCCTTGCCGTGCCAGTAGTCGGCAAACTTGTCGGCTACCCGCTGCGGGTCGAGGTCAGGCCGTTCGGCCTTCGCCCAGTCCGCCCACTCGACGGGAAGCTCGAAGGGCTTGGGCAAGCGCGAAGCGCGCCCCTCTGCTGAACGTAGTGAAGCAGAGGTATCTGAGCTATGAGGAGCTTTCGACCCGGGTTCGTCTTGGGTTTGCTCTTGGTTATCTACAGAAAACCCACTGGGTTTCTCTTGGGTTTGTTTTCTGGGTCTTCCACCCTTTTTCCCGTTCAACCTAGCGGCTTCGATGGCGGGCGCCGCTTCGGCGATCTCCTCCGACGCGCGGCCGTTGTGCCTCAGTCCATCCGAGGCGATGGGGAAGTGGAGATCGGCCACGAACCTCACCGCAGCCTGCTCGGCCTTGTCCATGGCCCGGCAGATGCGATAGAGCTCCACGAAGTCGGCCGGCAGCCCCTGCTCGGTCGTGTAGAGCTCGTCCAGCAGGAGCGTGTAGGCCCCGTGCTGCGCGAGCGTAAGCCGTGCAGTTTTCTTGCCGTAGTCGGCCGGATAGCGCTTGTAGTAGTTCAAAGGATCTTCCACCGAACCACGGGATGGCTGTGTGTCTTCTCGCTGGCCGCGCGCTGGTAGCCGTCGAACTCGATCAGGCCCAGGTTCTTCACCGCGGTGGTGATGGCGCCCCAGGACTGGTGGGACGATGGGTGGTTGACCGCGACGTGGCGGAACTCCTCCATCGTCATGTGCGTGGCGCCAGAGGCCTTGCGGGTGGCGAGCCAGGCTCGGAGCTCGACCACCACCAGCTCTTTCCACTCGACGTTGACATCGAGGGTCAGCTGCTGGCCGGCGAGCTTTGCGGCCTCGGACCGGGCAGCACTGAGCATCAGGCGCCCTCCGCGGGAGCAGAAATATCGACGGCGCGCGCGTGCAGCATGGAAAGGTGCTGGCAGTAGTCGAGCGTCCAAACGGAAGCGCGATCGAGCTCCGCCAGGTAGCCCTCGAGAACGTCAGGCTTCATGGTGACGTTCTCCGCCTTCGACTGGATGATCTCCAGCAACTGAATGTAGGCGCGCGTTCGCACAACGCCCCAATCCGGATAGTCTGCGGGCATCGCCTTCGATAGAACGGATGCCCGAGCTCGCGCGGCTACGAGCCGCTGGGCATCGGCGATCTTCTTGGCTTCTCTCGCCTCCCGGCGCACCTTGCGATCGGCCGCAAGCTGAGCGGTCTTGCTGAGCGGTCTTGCTGAGCGGTCTTGCTGAGCGGTCTTGCTGTTCCATGGAGTGTCCTTCCGTGCGGCCGGCGCCCCTTCGGGCTATGCCAACGCTTTGAGCGCCTGCATTTCTTCGAGGGGATTCAGTTGAGCGTTCTGTGCATGCCATTGGGAAATTGCAGTGTTCCCGCACACCCCCTCGAATACCTTCACCGCCCATCCAGGCAAGTCGCGCTTGGTCTTCGCGTCTGCCTTGATGTAGCAAGTGATGTGAGACGAATACAGCCCTGTCTCCTGCGCAAGCGTGCGCTTGGACATCTTCTTCACGCGCCTCAGGTCCCAGCAAAGCATTACTGCGTCTCGATAGGTCTTGCAGGCCGCGACAAGCCGCGGGTCCGCTATTCCTGGTGCGTTCAATCGGCCGAATACGCCGGGGATGTGCATCTGTTCCATAGGTGCCTCTATAGAGAAATGAAATGGGATTACCTGTTGAATTACCCGTTGGCACGGGACAAAACTAAGTGCATGCCGAATCCGAAAAACATGCGCTTTCTGACGTGCCCGACCACCCTTGCTGATGCCTTGGGAGGCACCCCGCTGGCAAGCAGCGCGGGAGGTGGACACGTCAGAAAGAACACGTGGGTGCATGTGCATGACGCCGCCTTACTTGGCCTTTCCGCGCTGCTGGCGGGCGCGGTCATCGAGCGCGAGGCCGACGACGCAAACGAGCACGACGAAGCCGCCGATGAGCAGGACGGCCTGCACGCCGGGCGGCTGGATCAGGAGAAGGTCGAAGGGACCCATGACTCAAGCCACCTGTTGTTGGCGGTTGCGACGCTTCGGGCCGCGAAGCACGGACCAATTGGTCTTGGGACTGAGCAACTCGCAACGAACGCCAGTCAGGTCCTCGATGTCAGGGCAATACTTCTCAGGCGTGCCGTTGATCTGCCATTGGCTGATGGTGTTATGACTGTTGACCTCGTGACCACGCTCGTTCAGCTTGCGCATCAGAGAGG